TGCTATTTGTTTTTGGGTTTTGACGTCGGTGTCGCAGTAGTTGTAAAGGTTTACATGATCAAGAGCGGTGGCGGTGGATTTACCCGGCTGCGATAATTTGCGCATAACTGCCGCGCCGGCTAAGTCTTTTTGCACAGATAAATTTAAGGCCTTGCCCGCGTCCTCTAGGCTACCGGGTAAACCGTGTGACCTGCATTGCGCAGCAGTGCATATCATCCGCTTAAAATCGATAGGTGGCCAACCATATAGCCGGGTGCAGACGTAATTCCAGATGTAATACTCAAACTCAACATTGTGGGCGCGTATTATGACTTCAGGATCAAAAAGTTCCTTCGGGTTTGATTGTCGTGGCGTCCACAATTTTCCGTCATAGACAAGGCACAATACTCGGGTAGATAGGTGCATCGCATAAGCAGCCGCGCCAACTCCTTTTATCCCCGGTTTGCCGGCGTGCACCGGCACCCATTTACCCCCGGCCAGCTTATAGCCCGCTTCGGAATAGGTCTCAAAGTCGATGTCAATTATTTTTGACATAATTTCTCCATAAAATTGCTAGTGGTATCTAAAGCCTAGCACACCACTAGCAGATAGCAAGTTAACTTAAAAAGCCCCAATCCGCGTCTTGCTCTGGTTCTTCTGCTGGCGGCGGCGTGAAGTCACTTGTAGCAACCGGTGCACTCGACATGCCCTCTGGTATATAATCCGGCTCGGATTCTTTGAACTCTTCCCCGGTTGCTCCGCCTATAATCTCCTCACCATACCCGACGTGCTCTACCTGTTTCATATTGTGGATCATACCCGGCTTGTCGCTGGATTTATTACTAACCGAGGTGCCAGCGATGCGGAAAAAATCTCCACATTTAACCGCTTTCTCGTCCGTGATTTTTGCAGCCGCGCCTTTAGTAAACAGTGCTGGCGCATATCCTGTAGTAAACTTGACGACTATATGACCTGCAAATCCAGTTTTGTTTTTATGGTCTTCATGATCACCGTCCACAAATTTCCAAGCAAAATCCTTTTTCTTGGTGCCGTTGTTTGGCCATGCGGCATTGCCAATGTCTTGCAACTGCTTGACGAACTCTTTTGTCTTAGGATTTTTTTTATCAAAAGCGAGTGCAGCGTAATACTGTACGCGCGGGCTACCATCTTTATAAACTAACGGTTGTCCAGTTTTTGATTTTGTACTAAATTTAAAAAAACTACCTTGTACTAACCTGCCAACTGGCGATAAAAATTTACTCATTGTTTATTACTCCGGTTGATTAAAAATAGCCTGTGCTGCCACAAGCTCGTCTATTGGTTTTAAAGACAGAGCGCCGGGTTTTTTAAACGTCAGCGCCTCCACTTTAAATCCCAATTTTTCTACACCCGCTGGGCTTAAGACTTCCCGCGGTGCATAAATTTGATCACCAAAAATGGTAGATAAAAATTCTGGCGTGTGCGCCCAATCACGACTACCGCGCCCCGGTTGCAACGACCACCCCGGTATACTTTCACCAGCCTCAATTTTATGCTTGGCCATCGCCTCTAACGCGGTTTGTTTTAACTTAATCATCTCTTGCGCGTGTGTAATTGCGTGGAGATGCTCTGCGATTTCTGCGTTAGTAATTGGCTGCACGTCGTATGGTTCCATCGCGTAGTCGATTGCAGCGTAAACTGATGTACGTGCCGATGGACAACTAGCGCGAGCTGGACAGTACTTGCAATGACTGCCGGGTACTGCTTTAGCTTGATCATCATCGGCGTTATTAATCACCTCACGTAACCAATCATTAAAATCTCGTAGCTCTTGCTGAGTTGGATACCAAGTATTAAAACGATTGCCCGCGCTTGTTGGTTGCACGATATGCAGAGCAACTTTTTTAATTTTTAATTTTAATTGGTTTATAAGTACCAACGCATAAAGTTGGAGTTGTTTATTTTTTACAACATCCACCGGAGTATAACCAAATTTAAAATCAAACACATGTAATGTGTCATCATATACACCCCAGGCGTCAATACATATTTTACTACATAGCATGGTTGCCGGGTGCCAGTCTTCGCATTTTACTTGGTCAGTAAATTGATGCACCCAGTCCGCTGCGGCTTGCACATAAATCATATCCGCCGGTGTTAACTGTTCGCCGTTCTTAGGCTCCCACCCCGCCGGTATCGCGCCACATTTTAAAAGCACTTCAACTGCTTCATGCATCGCGATGCCGCGCTTGGCGTCTTTAAAATCCGATGGGATTTCTTGCTTAAATTGCAAAGATAACATCGCGCTCGCCGGGCATGCTTCAACCCGCTCTAAAGCGCTTGCTAGTATTTTTACCATAATTCCATCACCCGCGGTAAAAGTATAAAAAATAAGAAAAGGAAAAATAATGTTAGATCCTCGGCGGTGAAAGTTAACGTTGTGCCGTCTAGCTTATTACAAACACTGTGCAGAACCGCTAACAGCCACCCCCAAAATAAAATACACCAGATTATAGGCATCATAGTTTATCCCGCAATTCTGCCAATTCTTCCGGGTTTAATTGGGTTAACGCACGGCCATTTAAAAGCAGCTTCCAATCGTCGGGCGTCATATCACCCGCGTTCATTTTCTCCACGACTATCGCAACAATCTCGTCAGCAAGATTAATTTTTTTAGCGCGGGTTTTTCTTACCTTCGGCGTGGGTTTTTCTGCCGCATAATCCACATGGCCTGTGCAGTGCACTTCCGGTTCTGCGGGTATGGGGGTAGTATGTGTGTTGGTGACTGGTTCCGATACTTTGATTGTCTCAGCGCTGGCGGTTGCGGTAACCTTAACTTCTTCGACCCCGAGGTAGGGCCCTAAAAAAGCAATTGCATTGCTGATATCTTTTTTGTTCATGAGGTCAATATTGAGCGTTATGTTAAACGGCATTTTAATTTATCTCCAAAGTAAAGTTAGTGCGGCCAGTTACCGCGTGCAGAATATTTAAGGCTCTTTTTGAGTCTTTGCCTAGTATATCTTTGTCAAGTATTGTAGCTGACATGTTAGGCAATAAACATCCAAGCGTATCACCACCGGCATTACCTGAGTGAATTAAAATACCGCTGCGACCCGGTACGTTTTGTACGTGGTAGCAATCAGTATATGACCCACCCGGACTTAACCGACAGTATCTTACACCATATAATCCAGTTGGGATGCATGAATCTTCCCCGTTTCCCAACCAAGCCGGCTCTATCACAAAGCATATATTTTTACCGTTGTGAGTGAGTACTCCAAGTGTCGTGGAGTCCCCGCCGTGTAATCGTTTAAGTTTTAGCAACATTTTTAAATATCCTCACAATTTCCTCAATTTCTTCTAATGTATAAGACCCGTCGATGGTTATACATTGCAAATCGTCGTCAATGTGCACGTACCCCCAATCTTCCCGCTTGTCTAGTTCTGCGTTCACTTCGTCTATATTCATATTGATACTCCTCGCTAGTTAAATTTTTATTATAAGTGCGATACCGAACATACGTTGTAATTTTTTGTTGTAAAGAGACTACAGCGCTGTTTTTAGATCAAATAATAACCTGATATGATCGCTTGGTGTACCGCGTCAATTGCTATATAAGCATCACCCGCCCCGCTCGTTACGTCGTTGGCCCACACTTCGTCACCAACAATAAACCATTGCAAGTGAGTGCCCGAAAAAGTTAAGTTATTTACAAACACATTGACGACAGTGTTATTCGCCGCGCTATACGGTAATTTTCTAACCCTTAGATTGCCAGTGCCTGTGTGGGCTGATATGTCATAACTAATATAAAAAATAACCACATTACCAATGCGCGTATACTCCCCAGTCCTCCCGTTATAGGTTCCAGATCCAGCGGATGACGACCCGTAAACCTCCGGTGTAAAAGTACCTTCCTCATAGAATTTTTGTATAGTCTCTGTTACTGTAGCGCTGGTGGTAGTAGCAGCATTAGCAAAAGCTACGCCGCCATTGGCAGTTATTAAACCGCTGGCAGTTGCAGCGCTGAGCGTTGTTGCAGCATTGTTAGTAACTGCGCCGTTATGTGTGGTAGTACTGCTAAAAGTTGCTGTGTTGCTAAAAATAACTGCACCGTTTGCGGTTAGTGCACTAGTTGTAGTTGCACCGTTTAATGTGGTGATGCCGTTGTTAGTAAAAGTACCACTAGATAACAAGGTTATGTTTTTTGTTGTGAGTGTATCAGTGCTGTTGTCAAATTTTAAATTGGTGTTGTCTTGCCCGATGGTCGCAGCCGCGCCACTGCTACTAACCACGGAAAATAAAATACTGCCGTCGCTAAATGCGCTAATACCTGTGGACGCTGCCGCTTCCTCGACCCACGTAGTGCCGTTATATGCATATCTCTTATCTTGGTCCATCACCCAAACGCTCATACCCTCGGAGCGCGTATATTGTACCCACACGGCCCCAACATATTGGGCGATGTTATTAACTGTAAAAGATGACCAAGCTCCGGTAGCACTGTCAATAATATAGGCTGCGCCCTGTGCAGGTGACCCCGGAGGACCACCATTAGTGCGTGAGGCTACACGACCTAGACACGCCTCAAGCCTGCGCAAGTTTGCATTGTATGTGATAAATTTACTAACATCAGCCGCCGCTAATTCGGTGAAAACTAAAAACTCTGTTGCCATTTAAAACACTCCTAGTGCTGGTGTTCCCGATCTATAAAGCTCGTCGGTTGTTGATAGTGTCAAACTGTTAACTTGCTGTACTGCAAATCGTATGGTCGTTCTATTGCTTCCCCAATCTGTAACTTGCTGCGCACTGGTGTATGTCACTGTTGTGGTTCTATCTGCGGTGATGGTACGCACCACTTTATCATTGTCAGAGCCATTTATGATATAAATTTTGTAACGCTCAACCGCCGTATCTAACGATGCGTCACTTCCGTTGCGCCACTCAATGCCATATCTGGTTTGTCTCCGCCACTCCATCACCCAATCATTTGTGGAGGTGCGACGGGCATATAGGTTTTTTGGTGGTAAAAATTTATCAGTGTCGGTAGATAACCAACGCTTTAAACGGTATTCAACGCGATCTTGACCGCCTACAGAATCCGGGCTCCTAAAAATTCCTTGCACAGGTAGGTTGATGTAATTCGTGTCACATACTACGCGCTGCATGCCATTAACCGATATCACTTTATCGCCCGCTTCGTGGTTTTGCATAAGGTGTTCTGTGCCTTTATACCCACGTAATAACCCGGTTCCTGTATAGGTGCCGTCGCTGTTATCAGTCCACACCAGTACTTTTATTATCTCCCAGCGCCCATCATCGCCGTAAAAATAAGTGTTAGTTTTTTCATCGCCGAGCAACTGGGCTTCAGTAACAGTATTAAGCTCGCCGCCGAGTAATCGGACGGTAAGCGACTGAGTGTAATCAATATATCCAGGATTCCCCGAGCTGGTTAAAAAATTATTGTCGGCCCTACCACATGACGCCGCCGCGAGCCGCGATTGGTTGTACTCAATATTCAGGCCGATATTTGATCCTGAAGATGTTTGAATATCAAAAACAAATTGTACTCTTGTATCTGGATCACTGTATGCACCAAACCAAAAACCAACGCCGGTTTCTTGTGGTAAAAATGGTATAGCGTCAATCAATAGTGGAGTAAATTTTCTGGATGCGGGTGCCTCGTAATCTGTGCTTTGTCCAGTCTGTGCAATACTTTGAGTTGCATAATTACTTAAAACATCCTGTACCATGTTTATTTTTACAATCCCCGGAGCACCTTTATCGATGTCGATTATTCTACCTGTAAAGGTGCTCCCGTCCTCCGTCTCAACCGTGACCCAGTGACCTGCCTCAAGGTCGCTATGTTTCATCGTAACGCTAAATTCTATCATGCCGCGCTGCGCGTATTGAGTTGCACGCATGCTACGCTCTAGAGTTTGGTATGCCTCATCACTCGACAACACTATCGGCAATTGTAAATCTGAGGTACTAGAGGTTTCTCCAAACGGGTTTTCGATTTGTTGAGTATTGGACTCATACTGTGCGTCAACATCTCGGTACGTCGCTTGATACAGTGTTGGAGTTTTATAAGTCGCTGGCACTGTAGCGCGGATTTCAAAAACTGGTTTGCCGGGTTCGCCGGCTTGTAGATCTGTGTATGCAATGGTGCGTTTAATACTCGCGGTGGTTCGGGGCACGCATTTTAATTTATAGTCTTCCTCGATGACATCCACAAAATAAGTTGACATAATTGCGCGTAAATTGTCTGCAACTGTAGACTGCTCGGCGATCGTAAAGCCACGCACTGTTATCCCAGATAATAATGACACGTCGTAATCAGAACTGGTTAGTAACCCGGTGCGCTCAAATTCTGCCGCGAATACTTCATCTAACGTTACTGTCTCGCCAGCTAATAATTCATCCAAGTATGGTGTGTGGTAATAGCGCACTCTGCGTAATTCGCCGTAACAATTACCTAATGACGATCCGGAGGTAGTACCATTCATAAATTGCATTACTAGTATAACGTCGGTGATATCGTCGTTATCTTCGGCTACTAGCATGTTAATGCAGTGTTTTCTACCAGCTGGTGTATGTATCGCACTTGCCGAAGTATTAATTTCCTCTAGCACGTAATTATTGCCGGCAATTGTACGGAAAGTTTGCTTATAAAACAAAGAGTACGCGCCGTCTTTATACTGCACAATTGCATAAGGCGTCATAAAGTACAGACCGTAAATTCCGTTGTTGGCTATCATGCAGCCAGGCTCGCTGCTGCTTGCGCTAAATGGGATAGTATTTGCGGTGCAAAACGTGGCAAAATTTCCGTAGTCAGTAATGGTTGCCAGTGTATCGTTATAAACTTTATAAATGTGGTTAACGTTATGTGTGGATAACCTTGTTAGTGCTTGAGCATATGTGACGCCGCCGGATGCTGTGGATAAATCAACGCGACTTAATGCGTACATCTGCCCATTACGGCCATCTGGGATTAGGTCTGTCCACCAAGTATTGGTAACGTACCAGGTGTCAATAACTTTGCGAGGATTGTCATAATCTAAGTACGTTTGATTGACAGTATAGTAATCACCGCCAGCATAAAAAGTAAACGTGCTCCAGCTAAACATTGTTTGCTCTTTTTTAACTTGCACCGGCCACGACCATTTTATTTTGCTTATGTCCGGTATGACTAAAACACCGGCAAAAACCCAGTCACCGGAGATATTGCGCGGCTTGTAAATATAAACGTTATCATTAAAAAATAATGCTTTAAAATCTTTTGCTCCGCGACTGCTATATGCTGCCGGTGCTGCGTCTGCGGTGGCATAAACCCCGTAAGTACTGGGGAAATTGTAATCCTCAAGATTAAATCCTTGTAATCGATGTATTACAAAACGATCGTAATCAACATAAGCCAATCCAAAAGTTGTGGCATTAAACCCCTCTTGACGCCACCCAATTAAATATAAGTCATCCCGGTTAGTTATAGGCAAAACAAAAAGCGAATGTATGGCTAGGTCGCGAGTTGATGCACTAAATCTGCTGCCATCTTGACGGATACTTAAAAAAGTTGTGTTATCAAAAGGGCAATCAAAAGCATAAAGCCTTAACTCTTGTTCATCGAAGGTATCAAACGCTGGTCTATCAACAATATCGTACCCCGCGCCGGCGGACTCCCCACGCACTTCTGGATGTAAAGCACTTTCATCATATCGTATGCGTGCGACATTAAAAGAGTACTTTGTTAACGTAGTGGGGAAAGCAATATCATAAGAATAATCTACTTTAAATGTGGTTTGCGGGTTTACACTCGGTATATTCCCCTGCCACATTTGTTCACCCCAAGTATTGCCGGAAGTAATACTGCCGCTGTCTTCGCCAATTCTAGCCATCCAACTAACGCCTATCAATCCTTGACTATGTAACACCGGCATCCAGTGCCCCGTGTTAAATTGTATCTGTTCACCTCGCCGGCCTCCGGTTACAGGCACCCCGGTATAATGGGTGTACATTTCATACCTGTTATTAAGCAAGTTCCCACTAATGCCTAGCAATGGGCGCGTAGTGCTATTAGCTGCGCTGTCAGTGTATGTGGTGTCCTCAATATACACCTCAGCCGGGCGCGGCGTTAAATCGATGTCAAACCGTTTGCGCTGTGTGACAATTCTAAACGTAGGGAGGGTATTAAAATATTTCCCGGTTAAATCAAAGTTGGTAAACAGGATAAAAGCTTCACCTCTAAATGCTGGCGCGTTAACTCCTCTGTCAGCGATTATATTTTCATCTGGCAATTGCAAGTAATCACCACGATAAAACCTAACTGTGGAGACGACACCATTTTCTTTGTTTTGCCCTTGTACGGCTGTCGCTTGGTACCTAGGATCTGCATCTTTATAAATTAAAATATTATTCGCGTAAACCTCTTTGACTTCTGACTGCTCACCCTCACCTAGTGCCAACGCAAAACTTGCAGAGTAATTATATAGCGTTTGGTACTGCCGTTTTCCGACCTCCTCTTGCCTGCTAAACTCTTGAATTTTATTTGCTTTCAACCAAATAATGTTTGTGGGTACAACGTCTTTCCCGTAAGTAACCGGGCGACTAACCCCGTAATTGCTACCGCTATTATTAGATAAGTTATCAACCCGCGGGCCATCTGGCAGAACTGCACTACCAAACATCATCCCAATCTGTGCGCCATATAACGCGCCTTTAACCGCCCCGACCGGCCCCGCAAATAGAAAACCTATCACCGCCCCAACTAGAGCGCCGGCCCCTATCATGGTGTTATTTTTACGTCTAACATCTTCACGGGTTCGCGCCATTAAAATCCACCTTAAAAAATTTACATTGACTAAAAAATGCAGCGCTTTTAACAACTTCCATGACGCGACCGAACACCGGAGTTGCGTGGATGATTGTTTGATAATCCACCAGGACTGCCGCGTGTTGTATCCTATGCCGTGTATGCACTATTAAATCCGCATCTGGGTACTCTGCGTGTTCAAAGGTATCTTGCATCCACTCCAGAATTTTACTCCCATCCGACCTAACGCAACCCGCTGGCATCGGTGGCAACTTAACGCCAACCTCAAGCAGCGAGCAGTATATCAGAGTACAACAATCATACCCGCGGCTACCCCGGCCCCCGTCAACAAACGGCAAGCCGACTTTATCACGTACTGCCTCAATAAATTTATTTCGTGCCGCCGATGTACCCAATATTGATATTCCCAGGAATGTAAGGAAACCCGCCGTAGCTATAGCTATTATCATAGCGTGTTGCACAGTCCTCGTCTAGTCGCTTTGTGCAACCGGATGTAAGTGTCAGCGTATCGCCGTTGCTGATTGTAACGCTTAATGGTAAGTCGAGCGTGACATCCGCCGCCGTGTTACTAGTGACGCGCACTTTAACCCGGTTTGCGTTACCGCTGGTAAACGTGACAAACCCGCCGCGCAAGTGGTTTATGCTAACTGTGGCAGGTAGACTAGTACCTAAAGTCAACACGCGAGTCGTGGTATTATAGCTGCCGACAGTATTTGTGGTGTAATTAGCCAACACGCAAGTCCAAGTGACAGTGCCATCTACGACAGTGTTACCCGCTGTAGTTGGCCAAGTCGGCTCAACTCCCCCACTGGTGCCCGCCACTGTGCATTTATACCAAAAGCCATTTTGTACCGTCGGTTTTACCCAATCCCCTGTGCGTGCATCTTTAGCAGTGACCACCTCATAAGCTGTAGCAGTCACCCAGGTATCGACGCTAAGCCTCTGGCCGCACTTCTCAGAACCGAAAACATGCCGGCAAAGCTTGGTGTATTTTTCGCCCACAGTAACATCGAGCGCCCCGATCAAACTGCTAAATTTTAAAACATATCGGCCGTCAATCATCGTGGTCTCACCACAATAACCAGACATAACTTTCTCATCGTCCTCTAGGGGCGTGGTGTAGTCTGTCATAAACACAAACACGCGGGCGCGGTTAAAAATACCGTTGATTAAAGCTGCGCGAGTTATGCCGGTGGCAGATAAAACCGATTCAACATCCACTGTGCCGGACTCATTCGATGTTGACCCGCTAGCGCTAAATCTAAGCCCGGCCAGGCTATCATAGGTTGCTGTAGTAATGCTTGACAAACTCCCATCAGCGTTGACTTTTTGCGTCATCGTCAAGTCACTTGAGGCGTCTGTAAATCTGTACGTGGTGCCGTCGGTCAATACGAATCTCACGCAATAACAGTCTTGCATAGAGTTTGTATTTTTGGCAGTGCGTCTAGTTGCGGTTAAAGTTGCCATCTATTAAACCCGTATTTCAATCAAAGGTATCGACGGTATCGATAATAAATCATTGTCACCGCCGCCGCTGATAATTGCCTCAATATCCGCTAGGCTGTCAGTGTTAAACCTTACCGGCGTGTCAAACTCAAATCCGGCGGTTACTGTCTGCCCAAGCGTCGGTATGTTACCGCCGGTGAATGTTATAATGCCGGTGGTAGTGTCAACTGTCCAATGTGTAGTGATGGTTTTTTCAACGCCATTCACCCCCACTTTGATCGCCCCGCTTACTGGTTTTTTAATGGTGCGTGTAACACTCGCAGCGCCTTTGGTATAAATCTTTTTTAGCTGGAAAGTTGCCGTAACGCCGTCGCCGGTGCCTATTGTGACATCGGTAAACGCATGCGCCCCGACGTGGTTTGACGCGGTTGTAAAATCCATTAAGTCTTTTATTCTAAATCCTTCAAATCGGCCCTTACGCGCAATAAAAAACTCATAAATATTACGGACTTGCGAACGTGTGCGTACATTATAAGACAGATCATAATCATATAACGGCAATGACCATTTACTATTGCGATACTCGGCCCCGCCAGCATAGGTAACAATGTCTGTGGAAAACATAGGGCCCCCACGGGAGCCATAGTTGATATCGACTGCAAATCTGGGTGTCTCTAAAAATGCCATAAATTACTACCCATCATTATTCATACCCCGAGCAGTTGTAGAACTAATTCTACCACGTGCAGTTTGAAAACTATCAGCGTCTTTTGTGGTTATATTGAAAAGTTGTGTAAGTCCGCCGCCGCCGCCGTCACGCGCACCGCCACCCATAGCAGCCCCGAGCGTCGCACCGCCACCTGTAAAAAAGTCAGCAGCCCCTGACATAAAACTTTGTCCGGTGCTTTTTTGGCCGCCGCCGATACCAATCATGCCGAGGAGATCCGCTGCCATACTGTCCGCAACCATCTGGCTTAACATGTCTTTCCACATTTTACCAATGCTCGCGGTTTCACCCTTAAACGCCGCCGAGAGGCTGCCACTTAAAGTTGCCTGCATGCTGCTGCTAAATTCTTCCATGTCACGCTTGGCTTGCTCTAGTTCGGCGTTAGGCACCAATTTATCAGCGGTTATTTTCTCTGTCTCTAGTGTCTTAACTTTTTCTTCTGTCGGAGTTACCCCGGCAATCTTGCCCGCTGGAGTTACCCCCGGCCCCGCTGCCGCTGCCGCCTCTTGATGCGCGGCTTTTAAGTCCTTGACGTCTTTGATGTAGTCCTTAATCTGGTCACTGGGTAGCTTTTGCATCGCTAGTTCATGCGCTGCGTCGGCTGCCGCTTTATATTCTTCACCTAGCCCTGCCGTGGTGGCTGCCATATCTGATACAGTTTTTTTGTTTTCTTCAATGGTTTTATTTATTTCTGCGATTTTCCTATTAACAAATTCAATTTCGATACCGAATTGTTTTGCTAACCATGCCGCGCCCTCAAAAGGTTTTAATAATCCTGTGTTGATCGCGTTAGCAACATTGCCAACAGTTATTATTATCCCAGTTAAAACTTGATTAACAGCGTAAGCGAATCCAATACCGGCGGCTTTAGCAGTAGCCCAAACGATCTCCATGCCCCTGATACCATCTGCCAGTATACCGATAAAGCTGGCTACTTTTTCAATCGCCGGTGCAACACTCGTGGAGAGTGAGCCGCTGCCGTTAACAAACTCGCGCATCCTATCCGCTGCAACTGTAAAATATGGCCCAAGCTCAGCAAGTATTTTAGTTAACCCGGCTTGCAAAGTTGTTTTAAGCGCGTCTAGTTTTGCATTAGCCTCGGCGGCACCGGCAATAATATCGGCGGACATAATAACCCCGGCGGCTTGTGCCTCTGCTGCCAGTTCTCTAAACGCACCCGCGCCCGCGCTAATTTCTAACGCTAGGTTAGTCGCCCCTTTGCCCAACAACTCACTTAATGCCGTTGTGCGTGCGATGGGGTCATGAGTATTTTTAGCACCCTCGGCAATCATGTAAAATATTTCATCAGCCCGCTTGCCTGCTAAGTCTTGAGCTGAGATACCGAGAGCACCAAAAGCTTCTACCGCGCCTTTAGACCCCTCTTTAGCTGCCGCCGTATTTTTTGCAATCTTGACTAGTGCGCCTTGCATCTCTTGTGTGTCAACACCCAAAGACTTCGCGGCATAGTTCAATTCTTGGATCGCCGTGGTACTTGTGCCTGCCTGAGCGGCTACGTCGGCTATTGAGTCGGCAGCGCTAAAAGCATTTTTAGCCAGTACCACAAATCCAGCGCCCGCCGCGCCAACCACCGCCGCTTGTGTCGCGATCTGCTTAGCACTTGATGCTAGTGAGTCACCAAAATCGGTTGCTAGTTTTTTTGCGCCAATAAAAGCTTTTTTGCTTTTAAAAGCGAACGAATTAGTGGCGGACTCAGCCGCCAGCAGACCGGCTTTAAAGGCAGTCGTATCAAGTGACATTACTCCACGTAAACTAAATGCGTCCGCCATTATTTAACATACCTTTTAATCTGCTTGCTAATGCCTTTAACCACATTAGTTACAATCAATGCTGTCATTAAACTCACTTCTGACAAATACGTTGGGCCAAAAAACGGCCTCGGTGACATCTTAACTGTACCATATTCAATCATGTGTGCATAGTACGCCGCGCCTTTACCTCTTGATTTTATGCCGACACTCAGTTCTTTATTTTTCCTGTCCCAGTAGACTTTTACGCTGCCTCTGATATTGGTTCCATCCGGGCGTGGATCAAAGGGCGCGGCGGCATTTGCGGACTTTGCAAACTTCCTCCCCGAGGCGGTAAGAGCATTTCTAACTACACGCTCTTGCATGTCCTCGGGTAGTTTTTTAAAAAGGTTTGCGACTTCTTTAGTGTTGTATTCTATTTCCACCGCTGCCTATTCCTCGCCATCTGCGCTTTATTTTCAGCTTCAAGTTCCGCTAGTTTACGCTCGTCATTCAAAAGTGAATAGTGAGCGAGCAATTTATTAAGCTGAAGCGGCGACATGCCTTTTAAAATTTCATCAGGTAGCCGCCCGGTTTCTTTTGTTAGGTGGAATATAAACCGCTGATAGTAGTCAGCGGCTAGTTCTTTTTTAGTTCTTCAAAGTCCTGCTGGTCGCTGTTGAGCTTTGCGGCTGCGTCAAACAGTGGTTTTAATGGCTTGGACGGTGAGTCATTTAATTTTTGGATATCATCATCACTAAAAATATACTCGTCGGTGCCGTGCCAAAAGCAAGAATATCTAACGTAGAGCGCACGGCAACCACGCGCATCCTTTTTAAATACCTCAGCCAACTTAATTTCAAATTGGTCTCTATCTGCGCATGACATTTCTTTAACATCTATCTTCCTATCAAGGCCCGGAAGCTCGACGGTAACAACTTTACGCAAAGCATTAGCATAACCAAAAAAATCTGTCATGATGTCGCCCTCGATAAAGTACCAGCACACATTAATTTTACAGGTGCGTTTGCAGTCTCGCCCACCGCGTTACCAATTGGTTGGTAGCTCGCGACTAATGCTGTACCCTCATAGCTCGGGTTTGTAGCGCTTACTGAGTTAGTGGCACTATTGCGGATTTTAATTGCAGCGGTAGTACCCACCAATGGAAAAAATGTGGCGTCTACTTCACTGGCTGCTAGATCTTGACGAAAGCTTATATCGACTGACCAGTTTTTTAACCCACCAGCAAAAATGTGGGTGCCGTCGCCCATCGCGGTTGTTTCTGGCGTATCAGACTCATAATTAAGCGTGATCGATTCAACGTGGTCACTTAAATCTGTGCCGCCAATTTCAAACCGCGCATCTGTTAAAACAAACTTTGCCATATTAAATCACTCCGATTGCTGCCGCTATTGTAAATGAGGGGCTACCGCCCGTTACGTTAAAATTGAATCTAAAATAGTCGTCCGTGATTGGGCCGGGAAACTCCACATATTGATACCCAGTACCGGTTATTTGCGTTAGTGTACCGACACTCGCCGCCGTTGTAAAGCCTGAATTGTTGTCGGATTGGATCGTTACGTCCAGCGTGTCAGTTGCGGCGATGACGTGGAAAGCAACAACTAGCTTTTGACTAGCGCTAACCGCGCCGAATTGGTACCCGACTGAGTTACCATCAACTGTGATTGTGGCGTCTGATAAAACTTGTCCGCGTACTAATTTTCCCCGGCTCAATGCCGATAAATTAAACTTTTGTACCTCACCGACAGATTCCCCCGGTGAATACTGGCCTGCCAGCGCATTAAAAAAATATGCCGGTTGTGGCACTGCCCCGGAGGTATCCATCGTCACCGTGACGGGCACGTCGTTTAGACCGACCTTTGTGTATAATGACAAGTCACTATTCGACAAGTCAACAAAACCACTCGCGCTAAAATTAGTCGCCTTTAGCCCGCCAATAAACTCGTGGGTGTCATCACCAAACGTGGTTGTATCTTTTGCATCTGCCTCATACGCGATAGTTACCGCCGATAAATCCGGCGTTATATTTTTTTCACCAAAAAAGATTTTTTGTGCGCTTAAAACATACTTAGCCATTGCTTATAATCTCCACCTCGACGCGTATTATATACTGCTGCACGTCGTCGTCATAGTTGTCATTAACTGACCTGATAAAAGTATCTTGTATACCTGTGGTGCGCCATCTCTGCAAAGCCAATATCAATTGCACCTCGACCGCTTTACCAGTCGCATGTGTTGCCGATACTATATCAAATTGATAAACCTCGCGCAATATCCCGGAGTCAGTCCCCATACAACTTGGCCGTTCTGCGCTTATGCGGTTGTATCTGATCGCCGGCAACGTGGTATTTTGCTTAAAATGCACTGGTGTAATACGTGTGCTAACAAGCGCAGATAAACCAGCAAACCCACTTAATCGGCTATAAATTGCATCTGGTAACGCCATTAAACCACCGTCTTAATCTTAGTGTGCAAATAAATCCCGCGTTGACGTCCAATTTCTTCCATGCCTAGAATATCATACGTTTGCCCGGCGTATGTCAAGCGGTATTTGTGCGCGTCTAAAAAACTTGCACGCCAGCGTATCTCCCAGATAGTAATTTTCTCTGCTTGTCGCTGATAGTTGCGATACGTTTCATTAGGCCTTTGGGTGTATTGTTTAGCCCATACTTGCGTTAGGGTAGACCATGTTTCAATATATTCTCCGGTGGCATCCTGCGCGGTTGTAGCTTGCTGGATGGTTACTAGGCGGTCTAACTTACCTGCGGCTGTCACTGATACCACCCCATATAACGCGATGCGGATTCAGTAAAAATTGTACCGTCATTGGTATATCACTTACCGCGCTACCGACCACTACCATTTCGCGGTTTTCGTAAAAATGCCCAATCAACAATTTTACTGCGTGAATTATATCTGCTGGCACGCTCGCGGACGACGCGCCATACCCGGCAACATAACGTACAATAACGGACTCAAGCCTATCATAAGTTGTTGGCCAAACATAACTACCAAGTGGCAATAGTCGGTCGTCAGCAATTTGATAATTTGTAGATGTGACCGTCTGTGTGGTGTTGTTGCTGTCGTAATAGGTGATGCTGGTTATAGACGATACCGGCCCACGTGGTAAAATTAAAACCTCGTCGCCGTCTGGAAAACTATCCACATATAGATCATACGTGCGATTAATCAATGACCTATTTAGGTATTCTTCAGCCGCCGATCGTGCAACAGCAATCAGCGCGGAGATATACGTGTCGTCGTCGCTATGCGTAACCCGTAAATGTGTTTTAGCCTCTGAGCTACTCACCGGCTCCGCGGCTGGTGCTGTAGCTGTGGCGAGTCTCCAAGATGTGTAAAGCATAATTACACCTGTGTGTAGAACCCACGTGATCTAAATGCCGCCAGTCCAATAGCCCTAGCTACTGCGTCAACTGTGCCAACTTGCATTCCCGACCGTAAAACAGATAGTGCTGAAGGTACATTAGTCGATGTACTGCCGCTAACAACCGCTGTACCAGCGGTTACATTACGTATCGACCAGTAAACCGCGGATGACGCCGGTGGTACAAAAATCGACAGCTCATAAATGTTTGTGGCCGTAAAAGTAACGCCTGTATCCGCTAGATTTTGTGTCGTGCCATCTTTTGTTACAAAACGCCAGCTAGAGTGTTCTAGCCCGCCGTTAACGCTACACCTAAAAAATCCGCAATAATTACCCGCCGGATTATCCGCTCCCACCATTGTAGCCAATGTCTGATCTGTAAAACCAATAAAATTACGGCTGCCCGTAGACGCCCCAGTCTGATTATAAGTAGCGTCAGGAAAAGAAAATAACCCATCCAGGGAGAATCCTTGATATGGCCCTGTGTTATTACCACGAATATACAATTGTGCTGCTGAGCTGGTGCCGGCTGTGGCCGCTACAGACGCTGCGCTAGTAACTACGCCGACCCTGCCGCCGGTGGTTGTGATGGTAGGGTGTGATATGGTGCCGGTTGTTGTTATGCTGTTTCCAAGGTTGCCGAGTGAGGTTGAAGTGCTTGGTGTTATAATCAACTCAGAACCGCCGACAGGATCAAAAGCTAATCTATGTATGCCTAATTCGCTGCGTATTCTCGGTGTTGATATGCCTGCTATCTGTTGTGCATATTGTACTAAACCGCTGGAAGGTGCTGATGGTGTGGCTTCAATAGGGTATGCGTGCGCCAGTGTTTGCCGTTGAGTTTCAGTAACGTATTTTGATGCACCTGATTGCACTATGTGCGATGTCTCTGCACCAGTTAATGCGCTGGCTTGCGTGGATAACTCAGATACTTTTTTCGTTGCCATTTTATTATCCGGCCTCAGTTTCCGTAATTAAAAAGTCGCCATCTTCAGTAACTGAAAAATCACCCGCTTCAGTAACTAAAAACCACTTGAAAAGCGTTGACACACCTAGCCGGTATCTACCCATCAAGCCAAGTACTAGCTGCATACTACCACCAAACCTGAACGTCTACTGTTGATGTTGACATTACGCGGCTTGGGCTGAAAATCAACACCTCACCTTGCAATACCGCATAAGTTGCAGAAGTGCCGTCCCTATCCAACATTACTATGTTGCCGGATGCGTTAGCACGCACTGCACGCGGGTATTCCGATGCAGTGAAAGTCCTATTCGATCCCGCAGTTATGACTTCGTGCGCTTGGCCAAAAGCCACGACATTACGTACAAACTCGGAAAAGTCTTTATTAGTAGCCATTATGCAAACACCGCTGGATCGCCAATATTTAACTCGCCACTAGGTAGCGTGATTACTGGGTAATACGTGGTGGCCGCCGTATGGGTAACAACCAAATTAAGTACTCCAGATTCATTTGTTACTACACGTGCGGCTTTTCCGGTTATCTGAGTTTCTACAACATAGCCTTCAGCCCCTGCTGCGATCCCGCCACTGGCCGCCGTTGCAGCGATAGACCCATTGGATTCACTCTCTGAAAGGTGGAAATTAAGTGCTATTTTTCGATCAAGTGCTTCACCGTTTGGTTTTTTTGCAGTGATGTCAATTGCTATAGCGCTTGACGTCTCACTACCGACTACAAAAGTGACGCTACCACAAGCGCCATATTGGCCGCCGGACTCTACAGTCAGAGAGTCTCCGCCTTGGTCAAAATGCACTAAACCATTATGTGTACTAGACATATAAAATCCTCAAAATGCGGCGGGCAACCGCCGCGTTAGATATTAGGCGGTGCCTTCGGCTGGTGAAATATGCGTCTCAGTCGTGGCTACGGTAGAACCTTGTGTTACAGGTTGCAAACGTTTGCCATATTTGACAGCAAAAATACCGTCAACAGCGCTGTTAGCGGTAGCACGACTAACAACAGCCTTAATGTATTGCTTGGTTGGCTTAACTAGATCCAAAACCAGCATTTTATTGTCGTCAGTGTCAGCAATCGTGATGCTGGTGCCCTCAAGGTCGCTGTAGGCGTCAGTGCCGCCGTCGTCGCTAGACTGTTGCAATTTAACGCTTGTAGCGGCTCCTGAGGTGACAGCCCCCATAGCTACAATTACTGCTACCCCTTCAGCGCTCGCCATGTTTACAGCGTCACTTGTTATAGTACCGGTTCCAGCCGCTGTCGCGTTAGATATGCGGACAAATTCAACTTCTTTTGATGCGTTAATCATCTCTCTATACTCCAAATTTGCGCGGAGTTACCCGCGCTACCTTAATTATGCCCCAAGTTTAACACGCGCGAATGCTTCAGACAATCCCGGCATCCCGTCAACTTTCATACGACCAATCACACCGATTCGATTTGACTCAGCATAAAGCTCCTTCAAAATTTTGACTGGAACTGTAGCCTGTTCGGCGATGTAGTAGTGCGAGAAGTCGCCAATTATACCCACATATTGGGATGCGGTAAAGGTGTTTGGCATAAATTCTGACATTAACACCGGGCGTCCTAACAACATATCTGGTTGGTTCATCTGCACGGATGGTTGCCAAATATAGTTAGCATTGCCGTCTTTCAGCTTGCAAATTTGCTTAACTGCGTCACGATGGAACATCCAAACCGAGTTACGTTGATGTTGACCTTTTAAATGGAACTTGGCGTTAAACAATCCATCGAATTTAATGCTGGTTGCATCATTGCCAGTGCTGATATCGCGAGATGTTGGGATGCCATCGTTGCTTGCAGTCATTACACCTAGTGGCCGGTTAGCTGCTCCACTACCGGTTAAAAATCCTTTTTCTTGCGTTACTGCAAACTTGTATGCCAAACGCTCAGCAACTAAGTTCATGATTGGCTTGGTTGAGTTAGCAATTAAATCTTCGCTGATTTTGATGCGCTTAACCAAGTTGTGCGGCGTCAATGAACGTTTGCCCATTGCCAAACCATCATCATCACTGCCGGTATCTAGCTCACTCGTCCATTCCGCATCGTCCATGTCACTATCAAGGGATAATATGCCCAAGCTGGCCGCTTTGATTTGCTTTTCAATCGTGGCGTATTGTCGAATAAAAACTTCATCGTCAACAAACTTGATCAAGATGTTGCTAAAAACTTCCGGAAGTACTGTAAAACCACCTTGTACCAAATCGTCCTGTTGCAGGTTTCTAAATTCTGCCGGAGTTTTGCCGGTTTCAAACAATTTTCTAACGGCGATAACGTCTTTATCACCTTTGTTTGATTGGGTTTCTAAGTCTTGGAGACTACCAGCAATTGAACGCTCCAAAGCAACTTGTGATTCGAGCGCATCAATTTGAGCGCCTAAGGCTTGAACGTCACTTAAATACCTGTTGTAGGTGGTCATATCTTCATTAGAAATGATACCGTTTGCCCCGCGTTGCTCGGATGCGTCCAAGTGCGAGCGTGCTTGAGTGACAAGCTCAGCGCGTTTTTGACGTAGTTTATTGATTTCGATGGTCATCGTTATTAGCCTCCTAAGGCTTGTTTAAGTAAATCGATTTTAAGTTTTAAAAAATCCGTTTTATCTACTTGCTGCATACTGCGTAGTGCAACACTTGTGTCAGCGTATGCCGGGTATGTTACCGGGCTAACGTCATAAAGTCTACTAATTTTTTTAATTACTCTCAATGGTACGTCATCAACTGGATATTCCCATTCGCTGCCGTCGTCAGCAACAATAAAAGCAAAACTAGATTCAGCGACATCACCGCGAGCCATCAAAGTTGCAAGATCATTACCTAAGTTTGTGTCAGGTAAATCACATTCATAAACTAGCCCGGTGCCGTCTGTAGAAATTCTAACCGTTCCCGACTTTGCGCGACCCAAAACTAGAGATTCATCATGGTTGAATAAACACCTAACGTCATCCTCTAAGCAGCCGTCAAAAGCTCCGGGTAAAATAACCTCACGCATTGATCTAGTACGCATTTCACTATTAAAAAGCGCAGCGTAACCAACAACCGTTTTAGTTTCTCCTTCGGCCCGCGCCTCCACCTTTATTGGTGCGCTTAGAAAACGTCTCTCTATTGTCATATCTTATCAACCGGAGTTAAGTTTAACTGCATTGTGTATTTATCCCCGCCGTCGACTGGGTTCATGTTCTCTTTAATTCGTATCTCATTTGGGGATATTGCCCCCATTTCCCAAAGGCCTTTATAATACCCAACGCGACTTTGACTATCTCCACGTAATAATGCCTCAAGCACAAAATAAATGTCAAGCTTTTTTCTTTCGTCTTTAGTAAATAATGATCGCTTGAGCGCAAATTCTAGCCGCGTTAGCCTTGGAAGTATGGAATCATTAACAAAATCAAGGTTTTGTTGCTCAATATTAGAAAAAGTCGCGCGGCTCAGATCTCCAAGTTTGTGTGGTGGAACTCGGTAAATCCTTGCAATATCGAGCACACTGTACTGCCTAGATTCGATCAATTGGCTGTCTTTTGGATTAACTGTGACGGGTTTAAAAGTAAGCCCATTTTCCAAAACTGGCGTTGAGTGCCTGCCGCTTTCCCTTTTAGTTTTTTCCCACCAAACTTTAATGCGCTCATACGCCTTATCACTTAAAGGTTCTTTTGTTTCTAAAAATCCACTCATCACTGTGGAGTTTGCAAAAAAATCACTAGCATATTTGTCAGCGTGCGCGGCCAGATTTAACGTGTTGGAGTTTTGTTCTATCGGGGAGATGCAGGTTATGCCACCATCGTAGGATACCCCGCGAAAATCTACGACTTCCGAATCTAATAGAATCCTATCTTTGACTTTGTAGACGAGTCGGCCATTAGGTAACCGCATCACCTCTAGTTCATCTGGGTGTATCGGTAGTAAATCTGTAATAATACCGTTGGGTGCGCTTACTATTTGCGATACTGAACGCCCGCGCAGTAGGTAGCACTGCATCACATACTCAATAAACTCGTACTTAGTTTGATACCTGTTAGGCTCGGATGTAAGCAAGTCATACCGGCTATCAGCTATCGCGGGTTCTGACCCACCGTTAGCGGTTTTCTGCTTTAAATCTAATGGCAATGTAGCTATGGTCTCAGCAATGATGTTAACCGCGGCGTAAACCGCTGTTAGAGTCATAGCGGTGTGGGAGTTTATGTTTCCACTACGCAACCCATACATATGTGCCAGCGCTGGATCTTTCGGATGCCTTGGATCTACTTTTTCCGATCTCTTAAACCAGTTTTTTAGCATAATAATACTATCGTCCAAACCAATGCCGAAGCTAACATAACATTAAACGCGCCAAAATAGCAAATTAATGTGGTCTGCACAGCAACCGAAGCGAGTATATAACTACAAGCTCCGAAGGTTCTGAAACGGCTCATCAATCTCTTCATCTGCCATTGCCCTCCCTACCGCCATAATTGATGCAACTAAGCCGTCAATTTTATTGTGTACCTTGTCCTTATTCGGGTAAATGTTTTCCTTAACATCTACTTTAGCAGTAACATTAGACGCCATCCAGCTCAAAATAGGGTTATTATTGTGATGTAGTCTACCCGCTGTAACTGCCGCCTCCAACTCCTTCATCGCCGGCGACATATTTTGTACTGTCTGCCGGAATTCTACCGCAAGTATCTCCTCGGCGTCAACTTTTTTTATAATATCTGCCGCTTTCCAGGGATCATATACTAATTCTTTTATTTTAAAATTATTTTTGGCGTATTCGATGTCTGCAAAAATAAAATCATCATTAATCTCCTTGCCGTCGATCTTTGTTAGCCAACCCTCATTTACCCACTGTACATAAGCATAATTATCCTGTCGCTCTATCGTCTCCGCCGGCAAATAGCATTTTAAAAAAATGTAAAAGTGTTTAAGGCCGTCGATTTCCCGCACAAATAAAAATATCAATGCGGCTATGTCAATACGCCGCGCCAAGTCCAAAGCTAGATAAACCTCCCCGCCCTCGAATTGCTCTAAGCTCAATGCGCTATCTCCACACTTTTCCCAGTCCGTCATGTTAAGCCAAGGCAATTTGGCGTTCACCCATTGGTTGAGGTGTTTGATCCGAAATGTATTTTGCTTCGATGTGCTCGCGATCGCTTGCGCTAGCTGCTGCTTTAAAAAATCCTCCGAGATGCTAACCCCATAATTAGGGTTCGCTTTTTTAATCGACTTAAGATCACGCCAATCATCTTCTGGATCTATGCCGTATGGCAGTACAAAAAAGTTTTCGTCGACCACCTGCCTGCGTAAAACCGCCTCGGCGTCCTTCTCCAGCACATAGCAGGGTGATGACATGTCAGTCCCGGCGGTAGTGATGACTAACAACAATGGTTGATCGCGTGCGCCCATACCAGTTTGCATAGTGTCGTACTGAGTGCTATCTAGGTGCTCATGATATTCGTCAATTATTGCGCATGATGGACTTGACCCATCGCCAGGTTTGCCTATGATTGGCTCAAATTTACCCCCGGTTTCTGACATAACTAGGCTTTTTGCGTTTATATCCACGTCGTACCGCTGGCATAGTGCCGGTGTTTTAATCGCCATGAGCTTAGCAGGTCTGAATACTTCAAAGGCTTGTTTTTCTGTGGTGGCTCCGCTGTACACCTCGGCCCCATGTTCACCGTCGGCGCACAACATATAGAGACCAATGCCAGCGGCCAGAAGTGATTTACCATTTTTGCGGCTGATTTTAATGTATGCCCGGTTAAACCGGCGTAGCCCGGTCTTTTTGTGTACCCAGCCAAACAAACAAATGACTGCGAACTTCTGCCAAGGTTCCAGTATTAACTTTTTACGTTGGGCAGCCCACCGCCCCTTTGTGTGTGGCAACAACTGTATAAACTTACAGACGCGCTCGGCTGCGTCGGCGTCGAATTCATATTCAAACTTTTGGCGCTCGAAGTCATCTAATTGTCTTTGGCACGCTGCGACAATTAATTGACACTCAACCCTTTTACCGCCAACGACACTCAACGCATACTTAAAACCATCCAAGCAATTTGGGTGATTTTTAAATGCCGTCAAAATCGTTTTTGACATTGGGTTTCTTATCCGTCTTGAGTTTATTCCTAGATACTGGCGACAGCCCTATTTCCTGCATGATCAATCTAAATTGTGTTATGCGTGCGCTGTCCATCTCAGCCAGCCCGCGCGTTTTCATTTCTGCGAATAGCTCGCAGTATACCGCAACTATGGATAAATCCGTAGCTTTTAAAGCTCCTTGTTCACCAAGTAGCTCGATGATCCTTTCCCATTCTTGTGCGCCTACCTCGCTAATCCAGTCCGGAGCTGGTGGCAATGGCTCGGCAACTTTAACCTCTTGTTCTTCAACGCCATCACGGCCCGGTCGGTAACTACCAGTGGCTTTAAGTTCTGCAATTGACTTTTTAATGTTTGGCATGCAAGTAACGTTCCGTATGTTGTTGATATTAAATCTTTTAAATTTTCCCGTATAAATATGTG